TGAACGCTGACTTTTCCGACTTCGCTTTGGGTGGAAACAGCGGCGGCAGCTCCTACAACGTGGAGGAGATAAAGTTTGCCCCCAGCATCGTGATCCATGGACAGGCCGATAAAAAGACCATCATGGATGCCATCGAGGCCGAATATCCCGAGTTCATGGATATGCTGGACGAGTATTTCGAGGGAAGGAGGTCGACGGTATATGCCTAAGATCCACACCACTGTGGAGGGCGACACCTTCGACGCTCTGGCTCTCCACTATTATGACGACGAAAAACTGGCAAGCGCCATCATCCAGGAGAACCCCGACCACTGCGACGTGCTGATCTTTGATGCAGGTGTCACGCTGACCATCCCCGATGTGTCCACCGTGACACTGCCGGAGACGCTGCCGCCCTGGAGGCGTGAGGCATGATCCAGATCACCTATAAAGGCGTGGACATCACCACCGACGTCTCCATCAACCGCTGCTATCACGATATGTATGCGGCGGGTCAGTCGGACACCCTGCACCTGCGTGTCAATGACGTGGACGATATGTGGGATCGCTGGGCGCCCGCTGTTGGTGACGAGATCCGCGTGGACTACGGTGCTATCGGCACCGGCATCATGTTCGTCTCCGCAGCCAAACCCAAAAACGGCCAGTATGACATCGCCGCTCAGTCCGCTCCTGCCACCGGCTACGAGAAGCGGGACAAGGCATGGCAAAAGGTTCGCCTGCTCCAGATTGGGGCAGAGATCGCCGCACGAAACGGCCTGCGCTTTGTCAGTTATGGCGTGAGCGATCAGCTTTATGCGTATCTCTTGCAATCCAATGAGAGCGACTTCCACTTCCTGCACCGCAGAGCCAAGCTGGAGGGCTGCGCTTTCCTGGTATATGACAAGACCCTGGTGCTTTACAACGAAGCCTATATGGAGGCGCTGGCACCCTCTGAGACTCTGGAAGTCACGGAGGACGCTGACTACTTCTACAACGACAACCGGGCGGCGCTTTACGGTTCCTGTCTGATTGAAAACGGACTGTATACCGGCAACTTTTCGGCGGGCAACGGTTCCGACCGCATCCTCAAGCCTGCGGCTGACTTCTACGTCGGAAGCAACGCGGAGGCGGCGCGATATGCCAAGGGCCTGCTGCGGGCGGCGAACAAGGGCTGCTATAGCGGTTATGTCCGCACCCGCATCATGACCGGCTACGCTGCGGCCTCCACCGTGGCACTGTCCAATGCGCGGGCGCCGTCCTGGGACGGAGCCGTGTTTTTGGATCACGTCCGCAACGACTACAGCCAGGGAAAGAGCAAGATCTTTTTCCGTCGGCCTTTGGAGGGATATTGATGGGAGTAAACAAAGGCACCATCTCCGCTCTGCACGACGGCGGCAAGATCGCCGAAGTAAAGCCCTATCTGGGCGAGGTCGTGACCCCGCGCCTGGTGGTGCCGTTTTTCCTGTTTGAATGTCTGGAGATCGGGATGCCCGTGGTGTATGCCTCCTTTGAGGATAACACCGGCGTGGTGCTGGCACGGATGGACGGGGAATGGAACCACAAACTCTACGACGGCGTGGAGATCGCCACCGAAAACGTGAAAATCACCGCCGGCGACTTGATCACCGGCAAGGTGCCGAGCTACCACGGCCACATCCACATCGCCCCGGATGGCAGCACCTCCGGGCCGAGATAAGGAGGACAGACCATGCGATACATGGCGACATGGGGGCCGAAAGGTTTCCTTGTATCCAGCAAAAAAGTGGTCGTCATGGAGGATCTGACCACCTCGCTGTCTTTGAAAGAGGACAGCGAAAACGACACCAGCGGCACTCAGCCCACCAACACCAGAGGCCGGGAGCTGCGCCCGATCACCTTTAAGGTGACATACTTGGCCGCTGCCGGCGTAGATCCACGCGGGCAGATCCTCGAATGGGAGGCCCAGCTTGGCAACGCCTACCCGCTGATCATTGGCGGCAAGCGCTTCGGCCCTGCCAAAATGAAGCTGACCAAGGTGGACACCTCGGACATCCTGCTCACTAATACCGGCGCTTTCTTGCGAGCCACTGTCAGCATCACGCTGGAAGAATACTCCGGCGGCAAGACCTCACAACTGGTCAAGAACAACAATGCCAGCAGTTCCAATAACGCAAAAGCGAAGGTACAGGCGCAGGTCGCGGCTCTGAACGCCACCGCGTCCAAGACGGACAAGGCGGCCAAAAAGACGACCAACACCAAAAACTCTATGAAATAAGAAGGGGGACACGCTATGAGAGCAAGCGGAAACGGCGACGTCACTGTCTGCGCGGGGAACCTCCTGCGGCTCTTTCGCGGCGAGGTCCCCTATGAGCGGGTCAAGGGGCTGGACCCCCGCATGATCGACCGCCCCGCAGTCACTGTGGCACCCGAGATCCAACAGGACGCCCGGTGGCTTTTGGAGACATACGAACCCAGGGCGACCGTGTCCAGCATCACCGTCGACGGAGACGATGCTGTAAACGGCGGTCTGAAAATCACTGCAAATCTGGAAGGAGAGGGGGATGTGACCAATGGCTGACCATTTCAATTTTGTCGAGACCGACAGCGCGAAGATCTACACCACCGTCATCGGACAGCTGATGGAGTATTGCAACGAGGCTCTGTATCCCGGCGACGAGCGCCGCATTTTCGGCGAGGCGATGGTGCAGGTCCTTGTGGGCGTATATAGTCTGTTCAATGACCAGGCAAAACAGCGCACCCTCCGCTATGCCAGAGGCGAAGTTCTGGACGCCATCGGTGAGCGCCTTGGCGTGAAACGATTGGAGCCGGCCAGTGCCTCTGCTACCTTCCGCTTTGTGGCATCGGCACCCATGCCCACCAACATCATCATCCCGGCAGGCACCCGCATCACCACCGATGGCTCGATCTATTTCGAGACCAGCGAGGCGGCAGTTCTCCAGGCGGGCGACCTTTATGTGGACGTTTTGGGCGTCTGTACCCAGGGCGGCGCTGCATATAACGGTTACGCCGCCGGCAGCATCGACACTCTGGTGGACTTGATCCCCTATATTTCCGGCGCGGCCAACACCACCGAAAGCGCAGGCGGTGACGATGGTGAACCCTACACCACCGAGGGCGACGATCGCCTGCGGGAGCGCATCCGTCTGGCACCGTCCACGCTGTCCACGGCAGGTCCCGAAAGTGCATATCGCTATTTTGTTCTTTCTGCCGACCCGGACATCGTCGACGTGGCGATCGACTGTCCCAAGGACGAGCCGAACACCGTCAACCTCTACCCGCTGATGGCCGGCGGAAAGCTGCCGGAGCCTGCGGACTTGCAGAAGATCCTGGACGTCCTGGACGACGATGTGCGACCCATGACCGATCTGGTGCAAGCCTTTGTCCCGGAGGCGGCTGAGTACGACATCGAGATCAAATACTACTGCACAAAAGACAATGAAGCGGCCACCATCGAGACCATCGAGGGCGCGGGCGGCTCCATTTCTCAATATAACAAATGGCAGACGACGGCACTGGGCAGGGACATCAACCCCGACCAGCTCCGCCGCTACCTTTTGGCACCGGCCACCGGCACCGGGGCGCTGCGGGTGGATGTGATCCATCCCACTTTCCAGGAGCTGCACAAGTGGCAGGTGGCACGATTTTCCGGCACCCTGGCCGTCACGCATGAGGTGGTGACAGGATGACCATGAAACTGAGCAGCCTGGACTTTATCCAGCTGCTGCCCCAATTCATGCGGGACGATGATGCTGTGAAAGGCCTTTCCGAGAGTCTGGACATCATCATCCCGCAGCTTTCCGAGAGCATCAAGCTCCTCACCACATGGGATAAACTCGACCAGCTCAGTGAAAGGGAACTGGACGAGCTGGCTTGGGAACTCAATATCCTCTGGTATGAGACCGACGCCGACATCGCCACCAAGCGCGACGTCATCAAAAACAGCGACAAGGTCTACCAGCACCTGGGCACGAAATGGGCGGTTGAAAACGTCATCGCCTCCTATTTCGGCAACGGCTACATCAAGGAGTGGTTCGAGTACGAGGGCGGACAGCCCGGACGCTTCCGCATCCACTCGTCCAACCCCGAGATCACTGGCGAAAGGCTGCCCTCGTTCCTCAACCTGGTCTATAAGGTAAAGCGGGCCAGCGCAAAGCTGGAAGCCGTGGAAATCGAGCTGGAGAGCAACGGCGGCATCGTATACGGAGCCGCACATGAAATGGCTGGACACATGGACGTCTGGCCTCTGGTGGCCCGAGAGATCGAAACCACCGGCAAGGTCAACCTGTCCAGCGTTCTGACCTACCAGGCGCAACTGGAAATCTATCCGCAAGGAGGAGAGACGAATGTCTAATACTACCGTCGCCACCGCAAAATACGGCACCGTCATCAATGCCATCGGCTCCGCGAAAATCACGGACTGCATCCTAAACGGCAAGAAGCTGAATATCGTCCATGCCGCCGTAGGCGACGGTAATGGCGCCTATTACAAGCCGACACGGGAGCAGGAGGCTTTGCTGCATGAGTGCTGGCGTGGCGAGATCGCTTATGCGAGGATCAGCGAAGAAAACCCGAACATGATCGACGTAAAGTTCATCGTGCCCGCTGACGTGGGCGGCTTCACTATCCGAGAAGCCGCACTGATCGACGCGGACGGTGACACCGTCGCTATTTGCAACACACCCGACGCACAGAAAATCGTCATCCAGGACGGCGTCAGCTTCCCGCTGTCCATGGTCATGCACATCCTTGTGGACGATGCCTCTGTTGTCAAGTTCTCCATCAATCCCGATCTGGATACCGTCAGCCGGGAAGAGATGGAGCAGGCTATCAAAAACTACTACGCCGGCGTCGGCTCTGCCATCATCCGACCCATCACCATCCCCAAAGACGGATGGACGGAGGCGGGCGAGGATGCCCCCGGCGGTTATTCCTACACCGTGGACGTCCAGATGGAAGATGCTCTCGACGCCCACTTCCCGGTCATGGCACTGGACATCCCCTCTCAAGCCCCGGCGGCGGAGGCGGAACTTTGTCCCACCATCGAGACGCTGGATGGCATCGTCCGCTTTTGGGCGAACACCATCCCCACTGCCGATCTGACCGGCACCATCATGCTGCGAAGCGAAAACCTCAACGGTGACGCCACCATCGACGGCACCGAGCAGACCGTGAACATCGCATCTCCCGAAGAAATCGCCGAAATGCTCAAGGAAGTGTTCGGAGCAGGGAGCGTCGGTCCCGAGATCGCCACCGATGAAGAGGTAGCCGATGCCGTGCAAGAGGTTTTCGGCGATCAAAGCAGCACCGATCCCAATGTCGCCACCGACGAAGAGGTGGCCCAAGCAGTCAATGACATTTTCGGCAAATAAGCCGTGAATGAATAAAAAACATTTTATTTTAGGAGGAACACACCATGTCCAAACTCACTACTCTGTCCCAGCTGCGCGCATCTCTGGAGTCCACTAAGGGCTACATCGACACTAAGGACGCCGCTCTGTCCGAACGCATCGACGCTGTCGTCGCTGACGTCGAGGGCATCGTCGCCGCTGGTGGCGAACCCAACCTGCTGGAGGGCGTGAAGGTCAACGGCCAGGCTCTGGCTATCACCGATAAGATGGTCGACATTCTGATCGCCGCTGGCGACGAAAACGGCACCATCAAGGTCAACGGCGCCGCTGTTGCCATCACTGGTCTGGCCTCTCTGGCTTACAAGTCCGAGATCACCGAGGACGAGCTGGGCGCTGCCCTCAAGGCGTCCATCGCCGCCAAGGCTACCAATGCCGATCTGGAGGCTCTGACCGTCCGCGTCGGTAACATCGAGGCCGCCGGCTATCAGAACGCCCAGCAGGTGCAGGAAGCCATCCAGGCCGCTATCGCTGCTTCCGGCCACGCTCACTTCGAGGAGGTCGACGCTGTTCCCTCTGCCTCTGAGGCACAGGAAAACGTCATGTACCTGGTCATGAACGACGAGACCGGCCACTATGACATCTATGCCAAGGTGGGCGACGCTGTCGTTCTGCTGGACGATACCACTGTCGACCTGTCCGCCTACGCTAAGACCGCCGAGGTCACTGCTGCCATCAGCGCCGCTATCGCCGAGCTGAACATCGACCAGTACGCTACCGATACCGAGCTGAACGCCGCT